TATCACAGTACTTATGGCAACTAACGGCAACTGAAGCAATTACACATTCTGGCGCTTCTGTTACTGCACAAGTAGGTGACGTTCAGAACCTGTTCTTCGCTGTACCTTCTGCTGACTTTGCACCATTCCGTGGTGTTATGCGTAGAGCACCTAGAACAGAGCCTCAACGTGATGCAGTGAAAGGTGGTGGCATGGAAACATTAGTAACAACGATGCGTTTCGGTGTGAAACTTTTCAGGCCTGAGAACATGGTTGCTATTAACACTAACGCTGCACTATAAGGGGTATATTGATATGACCGTTTACACAAACTCTGATGGCTTGGTACAATTCTACGGGCCACGTTCGACAAACGAAAATGCTGTTGCTAGACAGTATATTAACGATGCTGGTTCTGAGAGGTCTATTGAGATTGATGTTGAGTATACACACATCGGCTCAGGTATTAGTACTTTTCTTGACCAGGACTCAAACTTCAACGGGTCTAACGACAGTTTTAGTAGCGCACACGCCTATATCCCTGCAAATGCTATTATCGTTGACGCTAAGTTCTACGTTAAGACTGCATTCACGTCAGGCGGGGCTGCTACCTTAGATGTGGGCTTGTATGCTAAAGCTGGTGGAGCTATTGACGCTGATGGCTTTATTGCAGCGCAAGCTGTTGCTGGCCTTACCGCTAATACAGCTATTGTAGGTGCTGGTGCGTTAGCTACCAATGATAGCGTAGGCACTGCAAACGCGTATATTGGTATGACATACGGAACTGCTGCTTTCACAGCTGGTAGTGGCCGTCTTGTTGTTAGGTACGTCCCACAAAGACCGCAGTAATGTGTTAGGCAGCCAAGGCTATGTGCATTAGCACACCTCAAACCGGCTGCCACTGCTAGCGCCAGCAGCCTGTCTTAAGCAGGAATAGGCGCACTAATTCTATACCCATAAAGGCATAAAATGGCAAACATTGAACACAGCACAATGGGCCACAGCTCAGTGCACGAGCCTAAGCATATAACAATATCTACCACAGCAGACGCTGGTAAAGTAATCACTAGCAGCAGTGCTACCAATGCTGTAAGTGTGTACCGTAAGCTTGGTGTACATGAGCTTGATGCTGCACTTGCAGGCCAAAACCCTTTTACAGGTTTTCAGTTATGGTCTGATAGCCAGTATGTTACTGGGGCAAGGCGTGCAATAAGTGCTACAACCCGTACTTCACTGACCATTAACGGCACAGGTGCTGGCCAAGTTACGACTTACACAGCCAGTGGTTCAGGTAATTGGTACAATACATCTACCAATAAAATAACACCTACCAGCCTAAATGATGCTTACCTGTGTGAGTTGTACTTTACTATAAAGATTCCTGTAGGCACTAGCCCTTACGTCACTATAGACTTTGATGTAGCTGGGACAACTGGTGTAATACGTGAAACGACGCGAAGTGTGGCTAAAGGGGCAGCTGTTGACGAGAAGATGTCATTCCCTTTCCTAATGCATGCTACGGCAGACTTTAAGAACAACGGTGCCGTTATGAATATAACAACCAGCCATGCTGCTGAGCTTTTCGATATAAGACTTATAGTTACAAGACTACATAGGGCAGTATAGTATGCAAATGACTTTGCTGGACATTACACAGGATATATTGTCTGACATGTCTTCAGACAATGTTAACAGTATTAATGATACAGAAGAATCTTTACAGGTTGCCCGTATTGTACGTACTACCTTTTTTGAGATTATCTCAGGGGCTGACTGGCCTCACCTCAAAGAGATATTCCAACTAACAGCGTTAGGTGACGCTAATAAGCCTACACATATGCGCCTACCTACAAGCATCTCAAAGGTAGAGACAATTAGGTATAATATGTCTATAAATGGACAGGTTGAGTGGGGTGATGTTAAATTTGTTGATGCAGAGTACTTTTTAGAGTACGTATCCAGGTATGACAGTTCCAGTGCCAGCAACCAGTTAGTTACAGATATTACAGGCATCCAGTTTGCTGTTAGTAAATCAGATATGCCTAGCATTTGGACAAGTTTTGATGATGACTATATTGTGTTTAACGGTTATAATAGCACCGTCGATGGCACGTTACAGCAATCTAAAACACTGTGTACTGGCTACCGTGAAGCAACGTTTACCTTGACAGACAATGCAATACCTGACATGCCTGCCAAGATGTTCAGCTTGCTGCTTGCTGAAGCTAAAAGCACCTGCTTTAACGCTTTAAAGCAACAGCCTAATGCTAAAGAAGAGCAGCGTGTAAGGCGTCAAAGGTCTTGGCTTGGGACAGAGAGACATAGAACAATATCAACTATTGAGTACCCAGATTATGGCAGATAAAAAAGAGATTTATACCAAAGAAGATTTTGTTGTGTTATTTGACCGTTCACGTAACCTGCATTTAATTGAAATGAAAACTGACGTTGAAAAGCCTCTGCCAGCAGCTTTAAGTGAAACGTCTTATACCCGCCATGACTTTGCTAGAGTCGCCATTGAAAACTTTGTAAGATCACAGAAGAAGGTCTAATGCCTGCACAGTACCTGCTACCGTTTGTAAAAGGTCTTAATACTGACCAAGGTGTGATAACAGGAGATAGCGGGTTTACCCGTGACGAGTCTAACGTTGTCCTGCAAAAAGATGGATCTAGGAAAGTAAGGCTAGGCCTGGACTATGAGTCTAGTACACTGCAAGGCCTTACTGGGACGACTATTAATACAACCGCCTTCACAAGTTACACATGGGAAGCTGCCGGGAACAAAGATAAAACATTTATAGTAATGCAGCAAGGCTATAAATTGCATTTCTTTGACGCGGGTTCTAGCAGTATTATTGCCGGCTTTCACAGTACAATAGAATTGACAACTACACCTTACTATAATACTACAACAGCCAGCGACTGCCGTGTAGAGTATGCACCTGGCAATGGCAGCTTGTTTATTGCTGGCCTTAAGTTTGAACCTTGCAGGATTGGCTACAACGGTACTACTCTTAATAAGGTTGACATAGTTATTGAGACACGTGACTACTATGGCATCCCTGACGGTGTAGAGCCTGATGTTAGGCCTGCCAGTCTGTCTAATGATAACAAGTATAACCTGTTTAACCAAGGCTGGTATCAGAAAGCTAATAACCGCAGTGGCACTGTAGTTAACGTTATTGATGAGTTCTATACAAAAGAGCTAGACTTTCCTGCTAAGATTTACCAGTGGTGGCGTGGCAAGCGTGAAGCTAACTATGGACAGTTCTTCTCTGAAGATTTACGTAACATTTACTCAGGCCGCCTAGAAGCACCTAAAGGTCATTTTGTAATTGATGTATTCAGACGCAATTACAGTAGGTCTGTGAAAACAAATACCACTACAAAGCAAGAGTTTTTCGGTAATAGCGTGAATGGCCCAGCTGCATTTAGCTATGGAAGCAAAGATGAAGAGCGTAACAGGCCAGCAGCTGTAGCTTGGTATGCAGGTAGGTTGTTTTGGGCTGGGGCTCTTTCAGATATTGATGGTGCGCTAGTCAGTAGCCCTGACTTAACGGGTTACCTGTTCTACAGCCAAACAGTAAGGTCTGAGTTAGATTACGGCAAGTGCTACCAAGAAGCAGACCCTGCAAGTGAAGAAGACAGTGACCTTGTTGCCTCTGATGGTGGTTACATGGTATTCCCAGGTGCAGGCCGTGTACAAAAGCTGGCTGTGATTATGGACAGCCTTATAGTGATGACTGATAAGCAAGTATTGGCTATACGGGGTGGCGATGCAGGCTTTACTGCTGAAGCACAACAGTCATACAAAATATTAGATGTTGGTATTGCAGGTCCAGGTTGTGCGGTAATAGCTGAAGGCAGCTTATTCTTATGGGCTAAGGATGGTATTTACAGTGTAGGCTATAATGGACAGTCAGGTGGTATATCAGCTCAGAACCTGAGCTCAGGTAAGATACAAGACTATCTTACCCAAATAAACCCTATACAACAAGCTTATGTGCAGTCAGTGTATGACTCACTCAATAAGAAAGTTAGTTGGTGGTACAATTCAGACAACAGTTTTAATGGAGTCATAGACACAGGCAAGTTGGTTACAGAGCTGAGTTATGATATACTGTTACAGGCATTCTGCAAGAACACACTAGCATCAAATAATAATTACCTTGCTACATCCCCGTTCTATACAGTAAGTCCGCGTGTTAGCGTTATAGCTAATAATGTTACTTCAGGCGCTGACACAGTTGTATCAGGTTCTGACAATGTAACTGTAGGTGGTTCAGGTTACAGCTACACAGCTAACAAAGTTTTCATGTTCCTTATCAATACTTCAACAAGTACACTAGGGGTGTCTTACTACAAGAACACATCCTACAAAGACTATGGACTAACGACTTACACTGCATTTTTGCAGGGCAACAACGATATCCTTGGTGACGCAACAAGTAAGAAGTACCCTCTGTACTTTAGGTGTCAGTTTAGGCGTACTGAGACTGCTTTCATTAATAACGGCTCAGGCCAGCCTGCACTAGACTTCCCTAGTAGCTGCAAGATGCAGGCTAAGTGGGACTATAGTGACTCTGATAACAGTGGCAAATGGTCTACTGAACAAGAAATTTACCGCTTTACCCGTGCTTATATGCCTGGGGCAATAGGTGATGCTTTTGATTATGGGCAAGAAGTGATTACAACTAAAACTAAACTACTGGGTACTGGGCGTTCTTTGTCTATGAAGTTTTCAGCAGTGGCGGGTAAAGGGTTTCATTTACTAGGGTTTGGTTTTGAAGGGGTGGTTAATAATGCGTTATAACTTACACCAAGACAACGACGTGAAACTTGATGTAGAAGAATTTAGAGGAGTCGCCTACCTGCACTGTGAAGTACTTGGTAAGTTCACAGTAAGCCGTTACAAGAAATTCCTTGTAATATTTACGGCTGCCCTCGAAACTTTAAAGAGAAAGTATACAGCTGTCAGGGCTATGATCCAAGCTAGCAATAACAAACTTGCACGCTTTGCTGAGATGTTCCAATTCGAGAAAATAGGCTTTACCCCTAAAGACGGTAACAGACCTTCTTACCATATATATGAGGTACAATATTATGGGTGACCCGATAACTGCTGTTCTAATCGGCTCTGCTGTACTTGGTGTAGGCAGTGCAAGTCAACAACGTAAAGCACAGAAAAAAGAAGGCCGTGAGCAGCAGAAGCTTGCAGCAATGGAAAACAACAGACGTATACGTCAAGCACAAAGAGAAACCAGGCGTGCTAGGGCTGTTACAGAAGCTCAAGGGAGTATGTCTGGGCAGTTAGGTAGCAGCAGCACTATAGGTGTACTTGGTAACCTACAGAACCAACTAGCTAGTAATATTGAGTACATGGATAATGCGGCTGACTTAAATAAGCGCGTGCAGAATGCCAGGCAAAAGCAGGCTGACTGGGCTTTTGTCGGTCAGATGGCTTCATTAGCAGGCAGTGCAGCTTCCTCCTTTGGTAAGCCTGCTGGACTAACTACCACTACTGGCTCAGCAGCTAAGCCAGGTGTGCCTAGCGCGAATTACACAACCACGCCAGCAATACAACGACCAACAGTTAACAGTTCCAGCATTTACGGGTAAAATTGATGTCATACTTTGGTGATGAAGTAACGCAAGCTGATGTAGACTATATTTTCAATGATAAGCCGTACAGGCCTGTTGTAGACCTTCGTGAGCAGTTCTATGCTGACCTAGCCACCAGACAACCACAGGCCTACAGACGCATGCAAGATGAAGCCGCTGTAGGTGTAGATACGACCTACCAGACACTAACTGCTGATGCCACATCTGAACGTAAAGTAGCTTTAAACAAAGGTTTGCAAAGTGCCTTATTGGCTGCGCCTGTAGAAGAGGCCCAAGGTATTGTAGACAACTTTTCTGACAAAGCTAACCAGCCCTTAACTATGCGTGAAATGTTCTTCGAGCAGCAAGGTATTGAGTTAAAGGATGACTTAGAAGTGGCCAGGAATCTGCTGTCTGAGACGTCTGCTAAAATACCTACCAACCTAATTAACCGCGCTAAAGCTAGAGCTACAACCAGCCAAATTGGTGCAGGTGCAGACCCTGGCAGTCTTATAGCTGAAGCAGGCAGGGAACAAGCCTACTTTGAAGGTTCAGACAAGCAAAGCCAGCAAGCTTTTATACAAGAAGAACAGGACATAGCGTCAGCTCAAGGCGGCCTAATAAGGTCAATGCCAGCATTCACTATGGCGTGGATGTCACAGGCTGCTAAAGAAGTTACTGGTGAGCAATCTTACCTTTACGGGAATGCTGTAGAGGCTCTGGCTGCGCACATATACTACAGCCCTGACCGTGCTAAAGCTACAGAGGCAGTTATTACCAGTGTACGTAAGCACAGTGGCCTGCTAGGTGAAAATGAATTTGATGTAGCCTCTACGCTGGATTTAGTTAATGACTATGTAGGCAAGATTGATGAAGGCACCACTGAAGAGTGGCGTGCTAAACTGCAAAACTTCATGCTTAACACCTTTGCTATTATAGACTTTATACCTGACTGGGTGCCTAACTTTAACAAGACCATTAAAACAGCTAAAGCTAATAGTGCAGCTGCCCCTTTAGGGCGTGGTATTGACACCCCTTTGGGTGACATAGCTGCAAATGATAAAGCTGCTGGTGACATACTAGCCAGCGCTGTATTGCAAGAACCTAGTGGCCAAGCAGGGAATGTATTAGGTGTAACTAAAGAGCAAGCTGCTATAAACAGTGTGCCAGGCTTTGAGTATGACGGCCTACGCGTTGCTGGGCAAGACGGCACTAAAGAGCTTAACGACAATGTAGCTGTGGCACTAGCTACTGCTGAGAACATTACACCTGCAAGTTTGTACCCGTTTGTAGATGCATCTAAGCAGGAAAAGCAGCTAGAAGGTGTGTTAACACAGTTACCTAAAGACGGCCAATTACCCCCTTACCAATCTGACCTGACTTTAAGTATTTTTAAGAAGTCTGATGACGGCTTTTTAAGGTACGGCTCTGTGTATGGTAAAGCAGACGGTTCAAGTTTTACGTCTTATGACGAGGCTTTATCAGCTTCACAAGGTATTAGGCAACAGTTTGGTGCTGGCCCTTTTGAGACTGAAGGTGTGACTATACTTGAGCGTGTTGGTGGTGGCAACACCTGGTCTACTCTTCAAGGTGCACCAACTGAAGGTGCAGAGTTTAAAGTGCAGTTAGATGTTAAGCAGCGCATGCGTTGGGATACTGACCATGTAATACCTGAAGAGGCTGTAACACCAGCCCTCTTTGGCACCAGGTACTTTCAGAATATACACGCAACGTTGTCTAGTGACTATACTACCGCGTTAGTAGTATCTAATGAAAGTGCTTCTAGGTTACAGTCAGATATACTACGTATTAATGAGCCTATTTTTAAGCTGAACGAGTTTAAGAAGCAAGGCGTACTTAAGGCTATTGTAGACGGTGGGGAACAAGAGCGGGTATTTAACGACACTGAACTTGTGGCTATGTATAAACTAGACCAAGACCAAATACATGCCTACCATTCTGAGAGGGCTATGTGGGATGTTATACACCAAATAAAGAACAAAGAAGAGTACACCACCAAACTGTCTGAAGGCTACGTACGCCTCAAGTCTGATGCAGACGACGGTACGCAGGCTGTTGATACCATGGGTAAGGCTGTTGACTTAAGTAACTTCACTGGTGTGGAGAAGGTCGCTGTGATAGATAAAGGCCAGGTTACTGTTGTAACAAGAGCAGAAGCTGACCAGTTCAAACAGCAAGGCTACCAAGCTTATGCCTTAGCTGACGTACATAATGCGGCTGGGGATAAACGCTACAAGTTTATGATGGCTAAGCCTACAGAGCATGTGCAACCACTGCCTGAGCAGATGCTCCCGTACCGTAAAGGGTACTATTATAAAATAAACAAAGGGAAGTACTTCATTGAAAAAGAGTTCCCAGGTGAACTGAACGGTGTTGCTCACAGCTTTAAGCGTGCTGTTGCTATTGCTGACAGCCCTGCTGCTGCTGAAATGGCAGTTAAGCAAGGTATAGGCACAGGTTATAAGGTAGACGAGAACCTTGTGAACAACCATGACTTCGCCAACTGGATTGAGATTAACACCCCTACTACAGGTTACTGGTACTCTGCAAGGCAGCCACAAATGCCTACATACAGTGTAGACATGGCTAACCAATTACAACGTGTGACCAGTAAGTCTGAAGACCCTTTGTCTGCGGCAGAAGCTGCTGCTGCTAAAGTCAGTAACTTTGTTGCATGGCGTGACACAATCAAAACATACGAGCAATTACACAAGAACACCTACCCTGAGCTTTGGACAAGTGATGGTGCAAGGTCTTTGTACTTAGGTACGCAGGCAGCTGACAATACTGCACGGGTAAGAGCTGCTAACGCTATGTTTGAGCACATGACCAGCCTGACAGGCTATGCTAGCCAAGTTGATGCTACTTGGAATAACTGGATGGTGTCTATGGATAAGCTATTCAGTAACCACAGGTTAGGACAACACACATCTAAACTATTCCTTGATGCAGGTGTTAAAGCTAACCCTGCAAGGCTGTTAACTAGCGGCACTTACTACACACAAGTGGTTTCTGCCCCTTTCAGGCAGTTCTTACTTAATATTATGACGCCCACATTGTACGCAGGTGTTGCACCTGTAACATGGGCTAAGTCTATTAAAGAGGCTTACTTTGTTTACGCCAAGCTAACAGGCGGGCATTTACCTTTGCGCAGCGTGCAAATTGATAATGCATTACGTACAACTGGTGGTGTTGTTGACGACATTACAGAAGTAGCTAGGCAGTTCGTAAAGACGGGTAAGATTGAAACAGTTGACAGCCATGTACAACTACATAACGAAATGTTAAAGGCCTTTAAAGGTGGTTCTGATACTAAAGCAGAAGCGCTGTTCAGGGAGTCTGTTAAACCTCTTAAAAAGGTCGTTGGTTTTGTTAGAGAGCAAGGTGTTGTGAAAGGCGAATTATTTAACAAGGTATTTAGTTTTGTTTTCTCTAAGAATATGCTGCAAGCTGACAAGAAAGTCCCTCTTAAGGGCAACTGGTATGACAAGGCCAACCTGGAGCGTATAAGTAACAAAGCTAACCAGTTAGGTTTAGATATGACTAAAGTTGGGGCTTATGCTTACCAAGGCGGACTTGCTAGACCTCTTACCCAGTTCTTAGGTGTTATGCACCAAGCTATGGGTGTGTTGGTGCCTAAAATACCTGGTGTAGTGCGTGGCAACAGAGCTTACGATGGTAAGCGTGCCGCTGTGCTACTTGGCCTTTTCTCTTTATGGGGTGCACAAGGCTTGCCATTCAGCCCTGACGAGCTTATTAATGGCGTACTAAGGCAGCAGCTAGAAGATAATGGCATTGACCTGTCTGTATTAGACAATGGCACATCATATGCTTTGATGGAAATACTACTAAGAGGTGCGCTGGGGGCTTCATTTGCTGAAGTTATGCGCCTCGCCACTGGCCAAGAAGAGTCTGTTACTTCTGAATTCAGTGGTGTCATTAGCCCAGTAGCTTCAGGTGCTAACCCGTTTGTAGAGCGCCTACTTACATCTGAAGGTACTTTGCTTGAGCTGCTAGCAGGGCCTAGCTTGAACTTTGTAAATAATGTCAGCGCTGCTGCTACAAGTACAAGGTTACTTATGTATGGCTATAAGCCTGACGAACTTAGCTTAGAAAAGCTTAAGGACATTGCTGTAACATGGGCTGGCATCTTACCTAGCTTCTCTAATTATATGCAGGCTTCAGCATCTATTAAGTACAAGCAGGTTGTGGATGACTACTATAGCTTCAGTAAGAAGGATGTAAGATTGCAGTCCAATATGGGCGAGCAGCTTATTAAAGCTTTTGTCGGGATTAAACCAGGTAATGAGCAGACTTTTTACGACATGCTAGGTGATAACAAAAAGATGGAAGAGGCAGCAAAGCAAGATGTTGCTATTATTAAGGGTATGTGGTTGCGTATAGCTACAGATAACACATTGACAGATGAGCAAAAACAAGCTAAAATTGCAGGCATTAGCAGTGTACTAAGTAATAACCAATTATATAACAATAAGATACTAGACACACTGGCAGTTGAGCTTGTTAACGACAGTACATTAGAGCCTATTGTTACTGCTTTTATTACCAAAAACCTACTAGACACACCTGAAAAGTCCATAACTGCTACCGAAAGGGAGTTGGACAGGTTCTTCTTAGGACACCCTTTAGTCCCTAAAGAAACTCAAATAAAAATACGTGAGATGGTTAAGACATACGCTGAAGACGCTAGAGCTGCAATAGAGTTAAATAATGCCACAACAAATTGACCTCAACCAGATCCAATACCAAGCTGCGCAAGTAAGGCCTGTTGATAACAGTGCCTTTGTAAATGCTACGAGCAATCTTATTGATGCTGGTGCTCTACTGCAAGAGCGTAGTGCTTTTAAGTCTTTGCAGAAAGATGTGTCTAGCCTTGAGCAAGACTACCAGAATGAAAAGCAGGCAGATGCTACAGCATTTGCTGACGTGCGTGCACAGCTAGCTAATGGCACTAAAGCTGACAGCGACACAGCAGAACTGCAAGCACATGCTGTTAAGCTCGCTAACAAGCTTAGGCAAGGTGGTAATAGCCTTGACTACGTGACCAAATTACAGTTAGCGACCAAGCAAGCTAAGATGCGTGCCCCATGGGCAGCAGACAAGCTAGAAGCTACATTCCAGCAGTATGTGGGTAGTGAAGGTAGCAGTATGATATATACTGACTACCAGGCTAGTCAAAAGCTGCAACAGCAGTACCAGCAGCAGCTGCTTAGTGATGCCTCTGAAATGGGCTTACACCCAGCCGACCCTTTCTTAGAGCAGAAAGTATTGCAAGGTAAAGCTGAAGCCTACAAGTTAAAGACAGACATGCAGAAAATGCAGGCTGTTGGTGCATCAGATGAGCTAGTGTCAAGGTCTGTCATTAATGCGTCTGTTACAGGTATTGACAACCAAATAGAGTCAGTTATCTCTGCTGCTGTATCACAGTATGGCAGTTTAGATAAGGTGCCGGTAGAGCAGCAAGCTATGTACGTACAACAGCTTGCACAGCTTAAAGCTAATGCACGCCTCAGTATTGAGAATTCTGTTACACGCAGTGGGCTTATTAAGCCTGACAAAGAACACCTTAACAGTATTGGAGCATCTCTTAATAGTAAAATTGATTTGATGACTGACATGCTTAATGGCAAAGTATCTTCAGATATTATAAAGAATGGATATAGCATTGCTGAGAATAGTGTAATGCTTGATCTTTACAAGAAAGATATTAACCTTTTCAAAGCTGTGTCACTTATGGCTAAAGCACCTAACGCACCTTTCTCAAGTTCTGTGCAGAACGCTAAGTTGGGTGGTCAGATGATTAACTTCATTAACGGCGAATATCCTACGGATGCCAAAGAACGCAATGCAACTGTGAGCGCAGTTACGTCAGCCATGCAGCATAAAGATACAGCACCAGAAACACAGGCACAGCTAGGTTCGGCTATTGTTGATGCCCTTGATAAAGGGGTGAGATCCCCTGGTACTATGACTGTGGCTGACAGAGACATGCTGATTGATGCGTACCGTAACCCAAGAAATAAGCCTGTCTTTGATAAAGACCCCAAATCCTTGCAAGTTCTTGAAAGAGCTGTGCAACATAAGATGTACCAAGAAATCCCTGGTGTACTTAAGAGCCGCTATGAGCCTACAGAGTTGAAGCAAGTGCAAGCAACTGTCAGTACTAATGGTGCATTACAGTTTGTGCCGTTAAAGACAGATGGCGGTGACTTTAACAGAGCAAGTGCTATTGCCAGTGAATTAAATAAGCATGTAGCACCTAAAGTAAATAAGACCTTAGATACATGGTCTGCTTACAGTGGTGCGCAGGGTAAAATCACTATTAATCCTTACGCCAAACTACGCAACATTATGCCTGTGATAGGTGCTGAGGATGTCGTTATACAGCAACCGCAGCGAGCAGCAGCGCCACAAGCAGCGCCTGCACCTGAGCAGCCTAAAGTAAGGCGTGTTGTAAGGAAAGCTGACGGCAGTGGCTTTATGTATGGTGACCAATAATGCCTGTTATAGAATATGAAGGTCAGCAGTACGAATTCCCTGAAGATGCTAGTGACGAAGAGATCTTTGATTTCTTAGGTAATGAGCCTGCCAGTGAAGCGCCTACTGACGACGTGCCAGAGCCTTTGCTGCCAGAGGGTACATCAGACTATATAAAGCAGAATGAAGGTTACAGAGCAAAACCTTATAAGGACAGTTTAGGCATACGTACTATAGGTTACGGTTTTAACTTACAAGACCAGTCTAACCAGGCATTAGCTCAACGTCTAGGTGTTAAGTTTGATAAGCCTTTAAGTGCACAGGATGCTGATAAGCTTTTTAAGCACAGTGTCATTGCAGCTGAAGATTCATTACGAAACTTAGACCCTGAGTATGACAATAGACCTGACGGGGTTAAGAAAGCTTTACTTGATATGTCGTACAATCTTGGGGCTAACCGATTAGGTGAGTTTGAAGATATGTTTACAGCTATTAAGTCTGGGGACTATAAGCAAGCAGGCTTTGCAGTTACGAAGTCGCTATACGCGTCACAGGTGCCTGTACGGGCACGTAATAATGCCAAGCTGCTAATGCAGGCGTCAATGCAGGCAACCGAGCAGCGTTATGCAGTACAGCAGCCTGTACAGTCTTACAGCGAAGGTGACTATGAAGACGAAGCTGGTAACCCGTTCTATGTAGATTCTAATGGCCAGGTTAACCCAGCCAGGTATGCACCATGACAAGTCCAGTAGGTAAACTAACTAAGATAGTACACAAGCCTGGCACTAAAGGTGACCAAGGCCCAAGAGGCTTTGACGGCATGCCAGGCCTAACAGGCCAGCAAGGCCCTGTAGGTAAACAAGGGATACCTGGCCTACAAGGGCCACAAGGCGAGCCAGGTCTTACACCTGAGCATGAAGTACAGCAAGGCATGGTTAGGTTTAAAAAGCCTGACGGGTCTTGGGGTCAGTGGGTACAGCAAAGGCCTGGTACAGGCAGTGGTGGTCACCCGCCTTACCTAGTTAAGTACCACGCTATAACTACTAATAACTACCGCATAACACGTGACTCACTTGTGTGGGGCAATAACATATTTGGGGTGCGCTATGCAGGGGCAATAACAATATACATACCACCAGCAGCAGACGTACAACAACTTATGTTCTTTAAAGATGAATTAGGCACAGCAACAATAACATTAACAGCAAGCTAGGACACAACAATGGCACAAGGCGATATTATTCTTTTTGATCAATTCATGGTTGATTTAGGTGAAAAACTACATGACTTAAGCTCTGATGTCTATAAGCTAGGTTTGGTTACCTCAGTGACTACGCCTACAGCTACAACAGCAGATCCTAGATGGGGTGCAGGCGGTACAACCAACTTCGATACGAATGAGTGTACAGCAGGTGGTAACTATACAGCTGAAGGGCAAACCTTAGCGAGCGTTACGTTTACATTAACAGGCGGTAAAGCTGTGTTTGATGCTGCTGACCTGACAATACTTCAAAACGCTAGTAACCCAACTAATGCTAGGTGGGCTATTGGCTATAACAGCACTGATGCTGGCAAGCGTGCACTGTTTGCGGTAGACCTTGGCTCTGCCTTTGACCTCACTACTGGTGACCTTGTATTCACATGGAATGCTGGTGGTATATTTGATATTAACCAGGGGTAGTCTATGACAGCGACCAGAGTTAAAGAGACAGCAACTACCACTGGCACAGGTAACTTCACTTTAGCTGGTGCGGTCACAGGCTTTGTTACATTTAACACAGCCTATGGCACTAGCAGACGCTTCCTCTATTTCATTGAAGGTGTGTCTGGTGAGTGGGAGTCAGGCTTCGGGTACTTGTCAGCATCGACAACACTTGTAAGAGAGCAGATAAGGCAAAATAGTTCAGGCACTACGACTGCACTCAACTTCAGTGCTGGTACTAAGAATGTGTATATGGCCGTTACAGACCGTTCAATTATCCAGCCACCTCAAGGCTGGCAAAATGTATCAACAAAAGGTGTGCCAAGTGCTCACATTTCCGCATCAACACCAAGCGCCGTGCAATCTGCTGGGTCTGATAAGATGCGAATGACACCATTTGAACTAGCGTTCCCGATGGTCGCTACTGGAATTCGTGTAGAAGTTACAACAGCGGCAGCTTCTAGCAAAGGGCGTATGGCGCTGTATGAAGTAAAAAGCAACGGCCTGCCAGGTAATATAATAGTGGAAACTGGCAACATAGACACTACAACTACCGGCATAAAGACAGGGACTTTCACTGCAAAGTTCATACATGCAGGCACGTACTGGTCTGCATGTGCACAAGATCTGTCAGCTGTTGCTTTTAGACGCTATTCACAAGGTGGATTCAGGGGGAGTGTGGCTGGAGGTAATACTTCCACAGCTGCTCACGACTCCGGGATAAACCACTCTCTTACTGGGGGGTGGACGACACTGCCTACAGCAGATCCTACTGGGTCAGTCTTAGATGACTCTTCAGGGTGCCTTTTCTTAAACTTAGTGGGAGACATGATCTAATGCCTATTGTATATATTAACAAGCCAGGAATTTATGAGTACTTAGGAAAGTTCAACTTGCGCCTAGAGCAAATTGGCTATACTTGGGTAGGGTACGAAGTTATTAATGGCATTGACACAGTGGGAACTGACGAAAACGGCATTAACGCCAAAGTAAATGCTAAAATTGTGGAATATAACCCTCTAGCATATTGTAAAAAGGTTCAAAAGTTTAACGTAAGAGATAAGTTTCAAGATATCGTTTCACTAGAAGTACGTCCCATGACGCTTGATGAAATTGATACTCTGCTTGATTTGTGGCGATCTATTACCCCCGCTTCCCGTAACCCAACAGCTACATTTCAGAAGATATTAGATATTAACACCCAGGCAAAGGGCTTTCAGACATCAATTAACGCCGCAACAGTCTGGCAAACACTTTGGGCAATTGATTACATGGCCGATGCAACATGGGGTAGATAGGTATGTTACTAGGCAGCTCACCTTTAGGCGCTGTTGCGTTAGGAGAACTGCCTGCGGTCGCTGGCAGTGGCCTTACTTTAAGTGTAGCGCTTGGCCACGTAGTTGTCACAGGTTATGCAGTTGCCATTAATAGTAAGCGTACCCTCCAGGCCGCTACAGGGCATGTGCTTGTAACACCTTACCAGGCCAGTGTCAGGATAGGGAAATCTGTCAGTGTAGCTGCTGGGCATGTCACTGTTACGGGCTACCCCGCCAGTATTAACAGTAAACGTAATGTCATTGCTGCCACTGGGCATGTGGCAGTTACAGGGTATGCTGCTACCGTGACGACAGGGGCGAGCCGCACAGTCAATGTTGTTAAGGGTGCTGTCCTTGTAACCAGCTATGCAGCTAGTGTTAAACGTAGTAGGGGCGTAATTGGTGCAGCGGGACATGTAGTAGTAACGCCATATGCAGCTACGTTAGGTAAGGTTCGTAGAGTAACTGCGACTAAAGGTTCTGTTTTAGTCACAGGCAGGCAGGCAGTAATAAAAACTAACAGACAGGTGCAAGTTGCAGCTGGGCATGTTATAATCACAGGCAAGGCGGCTACGGTAACCTTGGGTGGCACTGCCTATACAGGCGTAAAAATTGATGGCCAACAATACAAGTACACTAATACCGCCTACCAATCTTTAACCCTGTACTGTAACGGTACAGACTATTTTACATTAGAAGGTTTTACATGGAATCCTTAATCGACGTCATGGCAATTGTTAGCCATATTATTGCAGTAGCATCTATTGTTGTTAAGATCACCCCAGACCCTAAAGATGACAAAGCGCTTGAGAAAGTTGTTAAGATCCTTAAGTTCTTAAGTTTAAATAAAGCTACCTAAGACAATATTACCCACCCCGCTAGCTTAATGACGCCACTTAATTGTGGCGTTTCTTTTAAGGTCACCTGACCTTTTACCTGACCTTTTAAATTGTGCTGTATACTACTAATGCAGTAGCTACACGCTCGTCCATCTTCAGACCTGCCTTATTAATCTTATAGCACAGTGCTCTAATATTGTCAGTGCTCTTTACGTCTGTTATGGCAGGCAATTGCCACTTAGGGCTACGCACATATGCAAGCCAGTATGCTATAGCAGTCACTTCGGCATGGTTAGCAGCAGAGTACAGCCTCGGGCTTGGTGGGTATGCAGCAGTAGTAAGGCCTGCTTTGTACATCAGCACGTGCATTTGGTATATATTCTTGTACGTAATAGCCCCTGTAATCTGCATTGGGCCTAAGCCTCTATAAGTCCAGCCATCATTAGTCGCTTTGTCACCATTACCTAGTTTATTGGCGTATACAGTATTAGCAATTGCAATGGGCCTGTGCGCTAACTCTTCAGCTAGTTCAGGCCGCTTTTTGAATATGCTTGGCCATGTCCTAGCAAGGCCCATCTGCGAGTAATTAAGGTTTTCCCTGTAGAAGCTGAATTGTGTTTCTACCCATGCGTTACCTAGTAATACAGCTGTCTCTTCTTTGTTAAGGTTAGCTATATTACATGCAGCAAGGAGTTTGGAATAATTAGTCTTCTGTATTTTTGTTGTAAGTTTCATTATAAAACCCTCTTGCAGTGAGTTGATACGAAAGCCTCAAGCCCTGCCATACCGTTAACTAAGCCGTCATAAGCAAATATAAGGTAGTCTGCTATTATGTTCTCATAGCTTCTCTCCCTTATGGCTGCATCTAGCCTTACATGTGCATGCTCTGTAAGCATAAAGCGCGTAACCCGTGGTTTCCAGCCTTCGACGTGCCTGAAACGCTCTACAAGCTGTGCATGGTTGCCAATCCATCCAAGCCTGAAACGCTCTACAAGCTGTGCATGGTTGCAAAGCCATTCATGACTACAAGTGTCACCTGTGTCTAAGCCTTGGGCATCTAAGAACGCTTCTGTCGTTGTGCGTAGTAGGTAGAATTCGTCTTCATCCGGGTGGTGTGGCGATGCAGCCCTGTAGTAGTGCTGCATAGCTGTAAGAACTAGACAAACCTTAAGTGTTAACACCTTTACCCCCTAAATAAGCTTCAAGCACACCAAGTGCGTCAGCTATGTGTTCATTCTTTGAGATGGTGACTTTACCATTGTGTCTAAACCATTGCAAGTTCTTGCCGTACTTTTTATGCATGACTGCAATCATCTCTGCTTTACTCGCTTTAAGTGGCAAACCTGCTGCTGCTTTTACCTGCTTAGCACTTACATAATGCACAGGCACTTTGTTTACAGCAAAGAAAGCGGCCAGCATGTAGACACTGAATTTACTTGCTGCTGCACTTTCAGACCTGCATACATTAGGGCTTTCAATAACTACTTGCTGCGGGTAGTACTTGTGTAATAGGTAGTGACCTGTGGATAGGATGTTAGCAAACACAGCATGCTTGCAGGTTTTGTCCTGCTTTCGCTGGACCAGGCCAACAGCAACAACCTCAGACACTGCTGCGCCTATACATTTTCCATACACAGCAAAGCCTGTATTACAAAGGCTGTGATCAAGCGCTAGGGTCGTGCTGTTAGACATGATTGTAAAACTCCCACTTTTCGCAGTTAAATGTCTTGGTGGCACTGCCTGTGTAAGCGTCCATGTGAGACACTTGCTCAATAACTTCGTATGTGTCACCTCTACCATTCCTGTCGTAAAGTAACATCAAAGCCATGTCACCACCACTACCTACCGCTACGTAAGGGTCGATCACCTCTACAAACAGAGTCCTGTGTTTACCTCCAGCGCCCGCACTGCTTACTGCGCGAAATGTACGTAAGCTACCACGCAATACCATGACAGCCTGCATGTCATAGCTTTGGTCGGTTGTTAGGCAGTAGTATTGTGATGACGGGTCTATTACGAGCTTACTGAACTCATCAAAGAACAGATGACAGTCTGCTGCATCTCCCGACAGTCCCATTGCAAAATTAGCTGTAGTTAATATCTTAGATGCAGCTGTATACTTGTTATTGGCTATAGTAAATTGCAAGTCGCAGCATAATTCTGCCCTGTGGCGGTTAAAAACTATAGTAGTCATATTAAAACTCCGAAAGTTAGTGTTAGGTAAGTAGTACGTTCACTACTCCTGGTGATTCCATCCTTCTTGAGGAATAAAACATAGTACGATTTTTAATCACACCCCTAAATGCTTTAGGGGCGATAAAAAGAGAGTGTTGTATAGATTGTTCGAACCTCCTTAATAAACTTTTAGCGGCCATGCTGTTCTTCCTCTATCTTTATAAAAGCAACCACTTTCCTATAGCCAATATCGCTGCCACCCTGCGATGGAAAGTATAACGTGCCGTCGTCTGAGATTTCCGGCCTTGTTACGTCGTAGTAGACGGTATACTGTTCAGATACCGTCTTTACCAGATACAGTACACCCAGAGACCTGACCAGGTCTCTACTTGTATTCCCTTTAGTCCATCGCCAAGCTGGGATCGCGCTCATATTCACCTCCAATTAATTAACCGTCACAAGCGTCACATACAGGCGTAGGCATAGGCTTCTCTGCTGGCCTTAGATAGTACAAGCCAAGTACATTGTCATTACTTATAGCATAGCTGTGAACTTTAGACAAGTAAGCTTGGTCACCACAATTGTATAGGTTTAGTGACTGCCCTTGGTCTAAATACTGCTGCCTGATACCTGCATGCCTGACAATCTGCATCTGATCAATCTCGTAGCCAGTTTTGAAGACTTGCTTTTCGTGGTCAGTAAACTGCTCTAAGTGCTGTATACTGCCGTTATTTGCATTAATATCTTCAATCAGGCCTTTGCTGTTTATACCCTTTTCTTTCATTAAGTCTAGGGGTACAGGGTTAACGCGTGACACAATACCTCCTGCCATTTCCTGACTGTAAACGTTACTGAAGACAGGTTCAATACCACCTGACACGCCGCCCATGATCAAACTGGTACTTAGTGTCGGTGCTACAGCGCACAATGCCCAGTTGTACTGGTCACCAAATGCAACCTTACCGGTATGTTGTGCAAGTGCACGGCTAACACTAATACCTGCCTGCTGTATGCGGTGAAAGATGCTCTTATTCACACGATCTTGTGCATGGAATGGTATACTTTTGCTTTGCAAGTAAGTGTGGTACCCCATAACACCCATACCTAATGCACGGTATTCCTTGGCAAACTTTAGTGTCCTGGACAGCTCTATGTCATTCCCCCAACCTTTCTGTGTAGCAAGGTCAACGAACAGTTCGTTTATTGCGTTTAGTACAATAAAAGAATCAGTCAAGACTGTTGGGTGATTACACCACTCGTCATACTTGGCTAGATTCAGGCTAGACAGTACGCATGTAAATGACAAGTCAGGCGCTGATGGCAAATGGATTTCATTACAAAGATTACTTGCCCTGAAATTTGCTGGCCGCCCCTGTGCTGCCCAACGGCGCTCAATTAAGTCACGCTTTATCAAGTAGCCTGTGCCTGTTTCTGCTCTTAGCTTCGCCCACGTCTGTAAGCGACGCATAGCGTCTGCATCGTTGTTGCGAACGGTTTGCATGAATTTATCTGTTAAGATAAAGCCTGCATTCTCTTTAGGGTTGTGTGTAATGTGCTGGCAGTATTCATAGAAGTCACCGTGCTCAAATGTTAAATAGCCTGCCCATGCACCTGCTCGGTTTTTCCCTTGACTTACCATACTAGTAGTCTTGTTTATAAGTTCTACAACAGGCAGTACGCCTGCTGCTTTTAGGCCGTTAGAAACTAGTGTCCCTCGTGGTCTGATGTCAGACAGGTCTGAACTGGTGCCGAACCCTTCTTTAGTTAGCTGAGCTATTTCTTTTGCTGCACTGAAAAAGCCGCTAACACTGTCTTGTACATAGTTGCCTGTGCAACTAACAGGCATGCCTTTGTTGGCCTTACCTATGCTGGTAAGTGCAGGTGTTGGCAATGACAGCCAACCATTCCAAAGCAGGTCAGATACCCGCTCTTGTGTGATAGGTAAAATGCTGTACTTAGGCTGTGACAATACAGCCGCGACAGCCTGGAACCTGTCTTTAGGCGTCTCGTCTGTCTCTAGGTAGTTCTTGTTGTATAGCAACTGATACCCTGCTGTTGTCATCCACATAGGAACTGTTTTACGTGCTTGTGCCGCCTTGCGACGCTCTGAATATATGTCGTACTTACTCACTGCTAAACCCTCACTAAGTCGTAAAAATTGAAACCCTCTAAAGAATACCCTTTTTGGTATTTAGGTATTGTGTCAAAGAAGTCTACTAATGTAAGTCCTTGTGTAGACTGCTCGAACCAGCCGCTAATCTGGCTGCGATTTATATCATACATGCGTGGCAGGTGCAATTGTTTTAAGCAGTGGTTAACACGTTCCCTCACCCAGGTTTGCATGTCGATCTTGTTAACACCACAAAATTCACCGTGCTCAAATATTAAGTTAATAATGTGATCTTCGTGGGCTACAAGCTTACGCACAGCAGGGTACAGCCTATCTTCAAGCCAGTTACTGCCTTGTGCTTGCTTACCGTATTTACGTGTTACGTGGTAAAGCCATGCACCACCTGCACTATGTAATGCTTCATCCCGCTCACTGAAATTAACACCATTAGCAATGGCTGGCATCTTATTATACCCATTAGACCTGAAAGCTTTAAGTACAGCAAAAGCACTGTATAAAGCAGCGCCTTCAATCATGCTGAAGGTCGCTAAGCTAAGTAGTAAGTCATTGCCTGTGGCTGCTTCATCAACAAATGCCATATGCTCTGCTAGTACAGGATCTTTCAGGTATTCATTATAAAATGCAGCATCATTAACAAACATCACTTTATTAACGGTGTCATAGAAAGGGGCATGTACGCATGTTTCCATAAAGCCAAACATAGTTGCCATACGCTTTATTTCAAGAGGCGCAAATGTATTAAGCACCTTTCCTAACCAGTAATCCCCGCCTGCACGTACTTCATAGTGTGTGAATGTCTTAAGTATCGTAAGTAGTGCATGCTTTTCTGCCGGTGTTGTGTCAGTCAGTACAGCGTGCTTGTCTTGTTCAACAAGCATTTCATCTGCACGCCAATTGAAGTCAAGCTGCTGCTTTTCAAATGCCAATGCTTGCTCAAGCTCTGGGGTGTGCACGTAGGCACGGTTGTTAGTGTCAGTAAATAAGTCAATCACGTTAAACTGCCTCTATTTCAAAATTGTGGTTAGAGCAAATTATAGCCAGCATAGCCATGCAAAGTTCTTTATCCCATATTGCCGACTTCTCGCACTTCATTAGCAATATCTGCTTAAGCTTAAGTAGCTCGGTGTCATCTTGAGAAGGGACAAAGATGTCCCATAGCATCTGGGCAAGGTCATAGCAGTCTAAGCTATACAAGTCTTTGCCTGTTAGCCAACCGGCTAGCTCGCATGCCATTGCTTGCCCGTGCATCCTGCACTTTAGCGCTTTTAAATAGTGTTTTGTCATAATGGAACCTCTAAGTCTGTGATCATTTTAAGTAACTGTTTGTTCTTAGCAAAGTCTGCTAACCTGCCTGAAGAAATATAGTACTCTTTGACTGTGCTGTCCAGGTACTTTTGTAGCTTTTTGTTACAGTGTGTATCGGCGAGATCTAAGGGTAATGCCTTTGCTGTCTTTACAGGGCCTACACCTTTAATGCCAATTACATTATCAATATCATCGCCCATTAATACCTGCCTGTAATAGTTAAGTAACGCTTGGGCTGGCGTAATTGTATAAGCAATTTTCTTGTCAGGGTTATAGTGGGTGCCTACTACCGTATCAAGGTCTTTGTCTATGTGCACAAGTACAGAGTCAACAGCTGCCCGCTGACAGGCGACATGCGCACTGCTGCACACGTCATCCGCTTCATACCCTTCCATTATGATAGGTGCGTAGCGGTGTAAAAACCACTGCTTTAGATCTTTAAGTAGTAAAGGCTTAGGCTGCGTTCTGTTCGCTTTGTATTGCGGGCATATGCCTAGCCTGAAGTTTGTGCTGCTAGATATGTAAGTTTTAGTTACGTAGTCATCACAGGGCCATAGCTTTGCTACATTTTTGTGTATAGAACTTATCAGCTGCTTTATAATAGACATAGCAGATTCGAGAGCCTGCTCTTCAGGCTCTTTGAGCACAACCTGCCTGGTGTGCTCAGTATGTCCTGCTGCTAATAGGTCAGGCAGACTGTCGTACACACTGCCGTCAGGCGCTGTGTGTACTGTTTGCTGTAAAGACCCTGCTGCTTTATAGAGCATGCTGTCCGCGTCAATGTGTATGTACATGCAGTATTAACCTTTTAAGTGGATCTAAGGTAACTTACCACGGTCACGGTAAGCCAGGAAAGCCGGTATTGCTGCTGTTGGAAGGTCTGACTCTACTAAGTATTCCACGAAATCCCTACTAACCCAGTCGGCGAAGTTGTAGTCTTCCAGGGCTTGTAAGGCTATCTTCCTAGCAAGCTCTGCATCTAACCCCTCTAACAGGTCCTTAGCATTTCGGTACTCATACGCCATGGCCATAGCATTCACTGCTATAATAGCAGCCTCTTTAAGACAATCCCGCCTGGTTTGTGCTATCGCACTCATTAACATTCCTGCTACATCTTTGTCTGTGTATATCTTCATAAATACCTCAAGTTGGGTCGGTTGTTAATACCATATGGCCTGTATTAGGGCATACAGTTATGTGGTCAGCCGTGCCTTCTAAGCCCACTTCCCTATTCTTGATTACGCTTATGCGTGTAACCCTATTGCTGGTCTGCTGCCCTGGTGTAATCAGCGGGCTTAAAGCTACAATAATGTGCGACACCATAGCATAAGCAGCGCTGCCCCGCAAATCTGACTGAGCTATTGGCTCAAAGAAAGGTGGTGGTGGTTCATCGTCTTCCTTCTTCTTCTGCCATCTTGGTGGCACCATGTCACGCTTCTTCATGTGTACGACAACAAATATAGTGCAACTGCCACTTTTAAACTCTCTAAGACTTGACATAAAGTCATCAATGAACTGTCTTTCACCTTCATCTTTGCCGTTATCATTTACCAGGTAACTTATAGGGTCAAGGACAATCGCATCGCACTTCTCAACGTCAACCAGGTAGCGTAACGTATCTTTAATACCTTCCAAGGTGAACTTGGTATCTTCAGGTATGAAAAGGCTGCCACCTTCCTTAAGCTTGCGCTCCATTTCATCAACAGCAGGTATAGTGCCACGTGCTGGTGGGTTTTGACGCCATGCCCATAAAGGCATTTTACCTGCAAGTGCAAGCATACCTTGCTTAGTCTTGGTAACTGTTTCTTCAAGGTGTATAAAGCCGATCTTCTTATCTTGCATAAGAAAGTCATACTCAATCTGGCGCATAAAAGTAGTCTTACCGCCACCAGGCAGTGCTGTTATTATCACAATCTCACCACCTCTAAAGCCTTTGGTAATACTATTAAGGCAAGGGAAGCTGGGGACTTTTACACCTTCTTTAATCGGCTCATAGCAGCCTGCAATGTCATCACTATACAGTGCGCTGTCTAGCTGGTACTTCTTCGCTTTGTTAACAGCGTCAAAAAATACTTGGTGCTTGCCTTGCTTCAATAAGTCATTAGCGTCCTTGTTGTTACCTTTAATGTTATCCCATGACATTATGCGTAATTCAGCAATAGGGCTGTAGCGTTTTGCAACTGCATTAGCATAAGACCGCCCAACTAAGTCCATGTCAAAGCAAAGGCATATTACTGCATACTGCTTTGCCAGCAGCTGCATTAGCGCTGACGTGTTCTTACTAACACCGCCTGTGCTTGCACCGTCTGCTATAGACACAACATTATAATCTTTACCGCACTGTTCCAGCATGTACTTAGCTGCAAGGCAATCTTCCTCACCTTCGGTGACGATAACGAACTTGCCGCGCTTCAACTGGTCATTACCGAAACCTGTGTCAAGTTTACCGACGACATATGTACGGTCTTTGTCATTAATATGCTTAACCTTGTAACCTCGCAGTGCCCCATTCTCACTAAAGAATGGGTAGGCAACCTGGTCTACAGCCCCTGTGCGTGGGTTGCAAAGTTGCTTTACACTGAACTGCTTTGCTATATGTGCAGGTATAGCCCTGTGTTTTAGGTCAGCGAATGGTGCTGCCTGTATGATATCGACGGTTAACCCGTCATAATTGCTGGTCACTTTCTTACCCTCATAATTAGTGCCTACTTTAACCGATTGCTTACAACTAAAACAGTAAGCCCCTTTATCCTCACCATAGACAGTCACTGCATCACTGCTACCGCACTTAGGGCACGGTAGCCTGCTTTGTCTATTCATTCTGTCCCCTTGCAGCGTTGCTGCTCAAACCACAGTAGAAATGCCGCATTACACATTACATGCGCAAGGTGTGGCAATCCTGAATCTCTGTCAAAAGACTCCCCTGACCTGTACCAGGCCAAGTGCCGCATAAGCGCATCGTAATACCTGTCCTCTGCATTGTCCACTAATTGCCAGTTATTAGGCGCGTACTTAGTTGCCCCATGTTCGAGCACTTGCACGATTGCCTCTAAAGCCCCTTTAGGCAGTAAGCTGTAGCGCAACTTGCCTGAGTCATACTTCTTGCCTGCTGGATGCTCAGTATAACCCCCTGTAGTTAGGGCTGTCCCGTTGGGTAACATGTGTGCACATTTACTACTCAGCTTTCCGTCTCTATTGTCTGTGGTCATAAATCACCCCTTAATATTTGCAATTGTCTATATCTGTATGTGTAAGCTCGATGAACCCAGCAGGTTTTTGTATTTTTGCGTTAGGATTCACCACAACAAACATACTCCCCTCACCAAAAGGCTCTATACCACAATTAAGTTTATGGTGGTTATACATGTCGTCACTTGCAACTTCTAGTGATAGATAAACCTTGCTTGCATTATTAGTAGCAAGCAGTTGCATAACCCTCTCAGAATCATACCCCAACTTCTCCATCATTGCAGTTGCACACCAAATTACGTCAGCAAGCTCTTTAATAAGCCATGCAGGGCTATGCGGTTGGGTGAGCAACTCGACCTGCAACTCCCCTAGCTCCTCTTCTAAGCAGGCCTGTACGGCCTTCACAGTCTGTAGCTGGTTACTTGCTTCTATAAATTCAAACATCTGCATAACTACCCCTCTTTCTTGTATAAAAATCTAATAAGCCTAATGCCTGTAAGTGGCAGCCTTGCGTAAACATGCTGCCTGTCGGTGGCGTCAACAACTGCTGCCTCAAAGTAAGGCATACCTTCAAGCAGGTAGGTATCGTAAGTTACCTCAACGTGCCCGTCAATTACTAAAGTGTTACTTGTTTTGTTAGTGTCCCTGTATAAAATCTCCACACCAATGTTAGGTGTGATGGTAGCGGCAGCCCTAACTTTTGTTAGGGTTGTGATGTTCTCCTTATTTGTTCCTGTCATAATTGTACCCTCGTGTGTCTGCTTTGATTTAAACGCTCTGATTGTCTATGTCTAAACCAAGTGTAGCACTTGTTACAGTTATACAAGGTGTATTTACGTGATTCTGTGTAATAAAACCCCTTCTCTTTGTAATTTTGTGTACCACAGGTTGGGCAGCACATTGAATTACTTAGTGTTGACAGGTTTACACCATGCAACCAAGGCAGTAACTTATTGTATACCTGCTCAAGTAGTTGTGTGTCCTGCTTGTTATATCGCTGCATCATACGCCATGCAGCTTTATCACCTGCCATGCAACGCACCCACAAATCATGGCCTGTATGCTTGACTTTACCCTTCAAGCCTAGCATGCGTGCTACGTACTCAAGCTTGTTACTGGGTAGCCTGAAATTACGCTTCACTACCTGGTACAAATCTATCTGTTTGAATGGCTTTGCTGGCGGGAGGCCTAGCTGTAAGAATGCGCTGTTAAGCACAGGAATATCAAATCTCTTCCCATTGTAATGCAACACTGCGTCAGCTTCTGATAGTAGTGTGTGTATACGCCTTATCATAAGCGAGTGCTTATTGCTGTTACAGTCCATGTACTCAGTCTGCTTACTGCCAAGCCATTTAGCTGACCAGCACAATATGTAGCTGCTGCTAATAAGCTGTGCCAGACTGACGTTCTGCCCCCACAGTGACCATACATGCGCCGTATTAGGTGCTGTTTCCACATCTAAAAGTAGGATTTTCATACGTACCCCCATGCCCTGCTTAGGTAATTCCCGCCTGTGTTTATTGCCCGTTTTATATTTCCTTGTTTACCTCCTAAAACCTTTGCCGCCTCTGCTTGGGACTCAAAAACTTCACCTTTACAAGTTTTAACAGGAGTCATCCCCCAAGCGGTCAACCCACTCCGCGCAGCGTGCAGTAAATTATCTCTTCTAGAACACCACTCAAGATTGTCTAGGTTGTTATTGAGTTTATTACCATCTTTATGGTTGACAGTCTCTAAATTACCAGGGTTTGGTATATACTTGACTGCTAAAAGTCTATGGACTGTTGCCCAGCCAGATTTTAATCTTACTTTTAAATAGCCATTATGTAGTGTGTGCTTTAGAAGCGCCCCTCTGCTGCCGTAAATGTCCCCGTTTCTTTCGATATCTACTAACAATATTTTCATAACCTACTCTTCACTGATGTTTTTAGACAAATACCCTATAAGCTCGACTAAGTCGCAGTAACCGACACGCCCTTTCTTCACGTCCTGCACAAACTGCGCAGCACCGGTGATATCAAAAAGCCCATATTTTTCCTTCCCTTTCACCAAGATGCAGCCATTTTCAAACTGTCCATCATAAAGTATGGCCAGATTACTCAATGCTCCAGCAGTCAACATATCCAATGCTCCAGAAGTCAACATAATACCCCCTAATTAAAATGGTAGGCAGTGCCTGTGTGCAGCACTGCCATTACTACTACTACTGCTCAAATGGTAGGTCATCAGCCTCAAAGCTAGGCTGCTGAAATGCACTGTACTTAGCAGCTGGGGCAGGCTTAGGCTTTACTACGGCCTGCTGTACTGCTGCTTGCTGTACTGGTACAGTTGCAGGTATAAAGCCGTCTTTAATTACGTCATACAACTGCCCTGCTACTGATATCATACTGTCAACGCTACCCCCTTTATCAAAGGCTACAGCTAGTGTTAGGGCATTGTATCTAAGCTTCTGCTCTGCCGTCGTGTCATGATCACCGCGCCCACTGTTATAGCTATTAGGCTTGTAAGCAGGTGCAGGCGGTGCGGCAGGTGTTGGAGGTGTTGCAGGTGCAGCATAAGCCTGCTGTTGTACTACTGGTGCATGCGCTTGCTGTATTGGTTGCTGTGCTGGCTGTGCATAACCAACTGCGTGCAGGCCAGTAACTTCGTACCGGGGTGCCCCGTTCTTGGCAATACCTTGTGTAATTTGCCCTTCAACTGTTGAGCCTTTAGGTGGTATAAAGGTTCCCCTTGGTACGTTATACCAAACGCCGCCTGCCTTAAAACCTAACCCATTACTTGCCAACGCTTCTATAACCAACATACTACAATCTCCTAATAAAATTAAACCAAAATACAGCAATTAAACTATAGCTGACAAAAGTTATTAATAAAAAGAACTCTTCGCCTAGCTCGAACTTTAACGCCACAATAAAAACCAACCACAAACACAACAACACCACTCCACAACACATTCCAAAGTTGTACATAAACCACCTTATATTGCGACTGGTGCAGGAATCTTAGTACCTGTACTATACGCTGTCAAGTTAAAAAGTGTAGCATCTAACCTAAAGTTATCTAAGTCAAAATACTCGAACCGTATTTGCTGCATGTCAAGCACAGGTGGCATTGCAACTTTGTACGTAGGCCTTGCTATAAAGCTTGACCAGGCTGTCGCCCTGCTCAACTGCTCCTTAGCTGCATCAAGGTGGTTAGCATACAAGTGCAAGTTACCGAAATGATAGATAACCCTGCCTGAATTTAACCCTAGTGCATTAGCCACTATGTGTAGTAGTAATGTATAGCTGCATAGGTTGTAAGGTACACCAAGGAATATGTCAGCGCTACGTTGGTGCGTTAGCATATGCAGTGTGCCATTGTCTACGTGGAACTGTATAACAGTACCATGGCAAGGCGGTAGCTTACACTGACTTACGTCAGCATTAGCCCAGAGTGCTAATACATGCCTGCGAGATTCAGGGTTAGTCAATAACCCGCGTAACAGGGTCATAAATGCGTCTGTACCTGCTCTAAACTGGTAGCCGTATGTTGGGCCTAGTTCACCGTCAGCCCCTGCCCATGGCCGCCACAAGTGCTGCCATTTAGGTGGTAGGTCGTTAACGTTTGTACTGCCTGACAAGAACCAAAGCAACTCAGCTACAACAAAGTCAAAAGACATATGCTTACTGCTAAACATAGGCACTGTACGCTGCCCTTGCTGGTTAGTTGTATCAAACTTTATAGTGTCACCAAAACGGCACCACATGCCTGTACCGGTACGCTCTTGTGTAGGCTTGTTAGCCTTAGCCTGCTTCACTAGCTTAGCTAATAGCGCAAGGTATTGCGGCTCTGCTGTCTTCATTTGCATGTCCTTATGTTAGGGTTGAAACTCTCTATCCAGCTCAATTGTAAGCATGTCTAAGTAATCCAATGGGTTACTGTCAATGTCAAAGCTGGCATTATCAGCAGCATGGCTGTTTAGCCACTGGTCAGTAATGCAATTGACTTTATGCACCACTGCATCTCTAAATTTTAATACGTGCATAACTCAGACTCTCCTACTCTAAAAAAATTTGCTGGTAGTATGTTTGATGTTGGGACATCGACATACTGTGTTGTGTGCACGAAACCTGAGTCCCTTTCCCATTCTCGCCTTGTTCCTACGTGTGATACAAAATTAGCGTCATTGTCTGTACACCCCATGACCTCTAACCCTTCAGACATCGTTGCGCGAAACTTAAAGCCACTGGGAAAATTACAATATAGAAATTTTACATTTGTAATCTTAGAAAACCTAAATTCTGCATTGTGAAATGTACAGTACTTAAACTCGCATCCACTCAAATCAACCTTTGCCCAGGAGTTGTTAAAAGCCAATCCCCACAATACAAGCCCGTCTAGTGTTAGATATGCCTCCCTTTGTCTCTTCATCTGCCATCTCCTTAAATTCGTCTGTTAACTCGCCTAGATCTAATAAATCTGAATCAGAATCAAAACCACCGTACAATGGTAAGTCATTCTCCCTAACTTCAAAGTCACCGTTCCATTTGGTGCCTATGTAAATTTGAGTGGGCTTATTAGCCATATTTTGTCAATTACAGCACCACCTTGATGGTAATGTGCATCTATAACTAATACGGTAGTGTCGTAGTGCAGTTTTATCTCTTCAACTTCACGTGAAAGGGTGTGCATACTTATTTCCAGTACTTTACCAGCGTCGTCAGGACGTATGCCTGTGTAGTAATAATCTGACCACACCACCTCATACGGCACTACCTTCAGCAGCTGTATGGCTGTTTCAAGGCTAATTGATTTAAATTCTATGTCACAAGACTCTGTGAGCATGTCTAAATCAAACATGTCTGTTACTATTAGCATTTCATTTACCTCTTAAGTTGTTTAATTACCCTGCCTACACTTTCAATTATAGGGCAGCCTGCAAAGCTTGCAAGCAGGGAATTGTTACGAATTGTAATGTGTGAGTGGTTAGTAACTGCCGTCGTGACTAAGCGGTCGCAAATATAGTTTGCTAAAACTGGCTCAGGGGTTGATTCCCCCATAGACTCCTGCTATAT